GACGCTCGTTTACAGCGCCACGCCAAGGAAATGGACGTTGAATTAACGAAGCGTGTTGCTAGTCGCACCGCCAAGGCTGAGAACGAAATGCGTTCACTTGGCGCCGGCGAACTTAACGCCTTCGAACGTCGTGCTGGAAACACCACGGTTGGTACCGGTGGTACGTTCGTACCCCCGATCTACATGATCGATGACTGGATCGCATTCCTGCGTTTCGGCCGTCCTTTCGTGAACAGCCTGCGCAACGTGCCGTTGCCTGCTGGAACCGACAGCATCAACATTCCAAAATTGACAACTGGTACCCTGACCGGTGCGCAAACGGCGAACAACGCTGCTTTGTCAAACCGTGACATCGCCGACACCTATGTGACTGCCCCCGTGCAGACGCTTGGTGGATACGTTGACATCAGCCTCCAGCTGCTTGAGCAATCCCCCAACCAGATCATTGACGAAATCCTCATGCAGGATATGGCCGCTGATCTTGCCCTTCAGATCGACAATGCCGCTCTGAATGGAACGGGAAGCTCAGGCCAGATCACTGGTTTGTTGAATGTTTCCGGCATCAACACCGTCACCTACACCGACGCTTCCCCAACCCAAGCGAAGCTCTGGAGCCCACTGGCCCAGGGTCTGAGCCAGTTGGTTCAGAACCGTAAGGTCGGAGACGGCGTGACCTGTTTCATGCACCCGCGTCGTTACTACTACCTCGCCGCTGGTCTTGACTCAAGCAACCGTCCGCTCATCGTGCCTTCGAGCATGGGTGCGTACAACCCTCAAGCCACCAACGGCGCTCCTGCTGCTGAAGGCTACGTTGCGAACCTGGTCCTTGGTGTCCCTGTTGTCCTCGATGGTTCAATCCCGACCAACGTGGGTGCTGGTACCAACCAAGACACCATCATCTTCAGCCGTGGAGACGACTCCATCTTCTTTGAGTCAGAGCCTCGCTTTGACGTGTTCAAAGAAGTGCTCGCCTCGACTGCTGCGGTTCGTTTCCGTGCTTACGAGTACGTCGCACTTGCAGCTCGTTACGCGACCGCCATCACGGCGATCAACGGAACGGGTCTTGTTGCACCTTCCGGCTTCTAATCAAGCCGGTAGCGCATTCCACCTTTGGGTGGGTGCGCGCAGCGCCCAGGTTTTTCCTCCTTGTTTTTCTTGGACGTTGCGCGAACTCACCCGATAGATCTTGAAAGGATCCAACCATGTCTAATTATCTGACAGCACTTGAGACCGAATTGAAGCACGTCGAGGAAGTGACGGCCGCAGCGGCCGAACACGAACTTGCCGACCTTAAGGCTCGCACTAAGGACATCAAAGCCGAGATCAAGCGCGTGTCTGGTTTGGCCGGAAAGGTCGCCGCCGACGCCAAAGGCATTGAAACGGCCGTTGCTCCGCTCGCCACCGAAGTCGCTTAACCCCGATGGCCGGAACCTTCACCATTACAGGCATGGCCGCTGGTCTTGCTTCTGGCGAAAAGATTATTGGTCCGATTTCTGCGACCGGTAATGCTCTTATCGGCCAGATCACCGATGTGGCACTTTCGAGTGGTGACAATACGTTCACGATTCCTACTGGGGCCGTTGCTGCGTTAATCATTTTCCCCCAAGCCATGACCCAGACGGTCAAACTGCGCACGGGCTCTGATACTGGGGGCTGCATCGTCGGTCCTCAGTCGGCTGCCAACTTTGTGCTGCTACCGCTGGCGACTGGCGTTTCGTCTCTCATCATCAACGCTTCCGGGGCTGTCACGCTCACCACCGAAATCAACTACATCTAGGAGCTCGCCGTGGCCGCGTATGACTTTGTCATCAAGCAAGGTGACACCCTTCCAGTTTTTACTTGGACAATCACCGATTCAAGCGGCGCCCCGATCAATCTCACCGGGTCAACGGTTAATCTCGTGGTTCGCTCTTTGGTGTCGTCAGCGCCGTTAATTAACACCGCTGCTACCGTTGTGAGTGCTGCCTCTGGCACCGTTTCGTTTGCCTTCACAGCCGCTCAGACGGCCACTCCTGGGACGTATATGGCCACATGGGTCATTACTACCTCTGGGGGAGGTACGCAGACGATTCCCACCGACGGTTATCTTTCGATTGCCATTGAAGAGTCATTAGCCACGCCTGGCGGAAACAGTCTTGTTTCTCTGAGTGACGCCAAGGATTACATGACGATTCCTACGTCTGACAAGACTCGGGATCACAAATTGTTGCAGATGATCGCTGGCATCGTTCCAGTCATCGAGCACATCACCGGCCCAGTCATACAGCGCCAGGTGGAAGAATGGCACGACGGCGGACAGCCTTCAATCATTCTTCGCCAGCGACCCGTTCTTCAGGTCGTGGCAGTGTCTGAATTTCGTGGTCCAGTTGAATGGTCGCTTGCATTAGTGCCCGATCCATCTCACGGCACGATCTACTCGGCAACTTTCGAGGCGCCTGCTCGTCTTGTGCGTCGTGGGCCGGGTGGATCATCCTTCTCATTCGCTCCTGGGCGAGAATCAGTCCATGTGGTTTACACCGCTGGGCTCGCTTCGGTTCCAGCCAACGTGCGCCTGGCAACACTTGAATTGCTACGCATCAACTTTTCGCAGACTCAGGCCCGACCGCTTGCTCGAGCATGGCCGTCTGATGGATCGATGGACGACCAAGAGCCCGGTCGAGAAATCCTTGGTTTCTTTGTTCCGAACCGTGTGCGTGAGCTCTTAGAGCCCAGCCGCAAAGCACCTGGCGTGTTCTAATGGCTAATACCACGACGACCTTTTTCGCCGCGTATAACTATTTTCTGGCAACGCTTCGCACTTCATTGACCGGCCTCGCCGATCCATGGACCGTTTTTGACGGAGACCCGCGCCAAGGCGAATACAACTACGTCGCAGCCCTTCTCGCCACCGGATCATGGGTCACTACCCCGGCTGGTATTGGTGCTGGATCTCCGTCCTTCCCTTTGGACGAGGAATATTCAATCGATGCACGTTTGGCCTGTTGGGATCAAACAATCGATCAATCGCTCACCAGGGCGTCAATAGCGTCGGCCTTTGAAGCAATCATGGCCGGCATTCGTGCAGATCCGACATTGGGCGGAATAGCACTTTGGTCATATCTTTCGGCTGTGGTTTTTGAACAAGGCCCCACCGACGCAAGCGGTTCATTCACACAACTCGACGTGAGCCTCACGGTCCGAGCTCGTATCCACTAGGAGAAACACAAATGGGTAAATGGCGAAACATTAGCGGCGATGACCGCATTATTGGGTTTGGCATTCCGATGCCTCAAACCATCAAAGCCGATGACGTGGCAGTCGTTGACGATGGGGCCGATGAGTCCTACGACAACCAGCCAACGATTTGGGAGCAGGTGTCTGATGCGCCTACCTCGACGCCCTCTACGAAGAAGGCTGCTCCATCTGCTCCCTCTACTGACAACCCTTCAACCGACGCTCCAGCGTCCGAATAGGAGTAAATAATGGCAACCGGTATCCCTTCAGGTCTTGGTGGTTCGTTAGGCTTCGCCGCCGAATCAACCGTCGGAACTTTCGTCACCCCAGCACGTTGGCTGTTTTTTGAAAAAGAATCACTTGCACTCAAGAAAACGCTTGCCACCTCGGCGGCCTTGAACACCACGCTGTACCAATACGGCACGCGTCGAGTCCTCACGGCCACAGACGTCACCGGAGCGGTCGACCTTGAACTTCAGGATCGTCAACTCGGCCTGCTTATTCAACATATGCTTGGCTCAACGCCAGTCGTTACAGCTGCTGGAACCGGCGCCTGGAAGCAAGTGCACAACACCGGCACCAACGCAGGTCTCGGCCTTTCGGTCCAAGTCGGTCGACCTGACATCAACGGAACGGTTAACGCTTTTTCCTATGCCGGCGTTAAGGTTTCTGATTGGTCGATTGACCTTTCAGAAGGTGCCATTGGAAAACTTGCACTGACGCTTGACGGCATCAGTCAAACCACGGCAACCAGCTATAGTGCTCCCTCGTTTATTCAATCAAACCCGTTGCACTTTGCTCAAGGTGCGCTCAAGGTGGGCGGTACCGCAGCAGTGACCTCAGGTGTTACAGCAATCACCGGCGGCGTTGCAACGTCGGGATCCACCTATGCCGCAGCTGTTACACAAATTCAGATCAAATCGACAAACCCAGTCAACACAAACCGTCACACGCTCGGTTCGCTTCTCAAAAAAGAGCAACTTCCGAACGCTATGCGCGTGATCTCGGGCACCGTTGATCTTGAATTTGCGAACTTGACCGATTACTACGCCTACCAAGCAGCAGCAACTGAAGGTTCGTTCGCTTTGGAACTGACTTTGACCGGTGCTCAAATTGCATCATCTGGTTCTAACGCATCGCTCGACATTGTCATCCCGGCCTGTTACGCCGACGACGTGCCGATCAACGTTGATGGCCCGGATACCCTTCACCAAAAAGTGTCGTTCACGGCATTGTCAGACGGTTCTACAACCCCAATTCAGTTCACATACGTTTCGGCGGACTCCGCCGCATAAGGAGGGCAATATGGCAGATACCACATTCACCGTCAATGGTGAAGTGATCCCAGTACCACAGGCAGACACTCTTCGGTTCAAGGAAGCCGTTGCTGCCGAGAAGTTGTACGGCGGTTCGTTTCAGCAACTTACGAAGGACGCCGAGGCTGGCAGTTTGGAAGCCCTCGGCGTTCTGCTGTTCCTGGGCTACCGTCGACTTCACCCAGATGCTTCATACTCAGACTTTGATTTTGCGTTGATGGAACTTGTTGGTGACGCAGAAGTACCCGCCGTGGAGGAAGCGTCAACGGTCCCTACCGTGGCGGCCGACGATTAGAACAACGTCAGCCGCAGTACGTCTTTGAAGCTGCACATCATTTCAACATTCGACCCTGGGAATGGGATTTGCTGAATGTTCGAGAAGCCTTGGAACTTATGGCTCATATCGACAACATTCGAGAAGAAAACCGAAAAGCCGAAGCCAATGCACGGCATTAGCACGGTCGTTGTGGCAGTCGTGGGAAGCATGGCTGTGTTTATTGTCTGGGAGATGTTTGCCGATGGCTTCTAAAGTTGCCAAGGTTGGTGGTGGTGGCGTCACTATCGACACCTCAAGCCTGGACCGTTTCGCTCGACAACTCAAATCCTCAACACCGCAAATGCGAAAGAGGTTTCGTGACCGGATGAAGCAAGGCCTTGAGGTGGTCGCCGACGACGCTCGAGGCCGAGCAGGGGAATTCTCAACGTCCATTCCAATGGCCATTCGCTCTCGATCGTCAATAACGACCAAAGGCGTTAACGGTTACGTCGAAGTTCCTAAAGGACGAAGTGGCGCAGCTGGTGTCGCCGTGCTTTTTGAATTTGGTAATTCTACAAAACGCCATGGTTATGCCGGTGGCGGATCCACATCCTTTCGACACCCAGTATTCAACTCTTCTGGACAAAAAAGCAGGGGCGCATCAAAAACAGGTGGGGCTTGGGCTGCCGATCGAGGTGCTTCGATAAATACAGGAAGCAGGAATACTCAAGCGCGCAAAAAGCACGGCTCGGGCTGGGGTTGGGCTACCCAAAACACCCATCCATTTATGCGCCCGGCTTTGGCGGCCAAGCGTGAAGTGGTCATTGAGTTAATCGACCAGGCGATCAAAGACACCGTTTCTGATCTTTCCCAAAATTCTTAGTGAGGCACCGTGGCATCTAGTGACGTACTTCTACGTTTAGCGGTTCTCATGGATTCGTCTGGTGCCCTCAAGGGCATGGACGATCTTTCGCTGAAAGCCGATGAATCTTCAAAGAAGATGGCGAAGTCTTACGACGAAGCCACCTCAAAACTTGGCAGTTCCTTTTCGAGCCTTGGACAATTAGCCGGGAACTATGGTTTGCCGGTCCAGGGCGTCTTTGACGGAATTGGCAAGAAGCTTGACGACGCAAAACTCAAAGGTGAAGGTTTCTCTGGGGCAATCAAATCAATGTCGGGAACGGCAGCCCTCGCTGGCGCAGCTGGTGTCGCCGCTTTGGCTGGAGAGTCAATCAAACTCGCCAGCGGTTTTGATGATGCCAAAAACAGTCTTGAGGCGGCAGTTAAGGCCTCGGGGTCGTCGTTGCCGAAATACCAAAGCCAACTTGACGCCGTCACTCAGAAGATGGCTGGTTTGGGCTTCAGCTCGACAGATGTTTATAAGGCTTTGACCAAAGGCGTTATTTCTACGCAAAACGCTTCCGAATCAATTAGTTCTCTAGGTCTGGCCGCCGACCTTGCTCGAACCAAGCACATCAGTTTGGCCGATGCCACCGACATCGTTGACAAGGCTATGACCGGTAACTTGCGACCGCTCAAGCAGATGGGAATTGATCTTCCGATCGCTGCCACCAACGCTCTCAAGCTTCAACAGGCCCATCAAAAGGTCTCTACCGCAACTTCAACTCTTACTCAATTCCTGGCCACCCACACCGGCGCTGTAAATACCACCTCCAAGGCACACGCCCAATATGAGACGCTTCTTGGAAAAGTTAAAACGGCCCAAGACGCAGCGGCAACGGCAGCAAGCGCTCACGACAAAATTATTGATGCGTTGAGCCAACGCTTGGGCGGGCAAGCAACGGCCTACGCTAAGACGTTCTCCGGTCAGATGGCGACCACGAAAGCAAACCTTGACAACGTGGCGATTTCTGTTGGATCAACGCTACTTCCGGTGGTTGATAAATTGTCCGGTTGGTTCGCTAAGTTCGCGACGTTCCTTGCGACGCACAAAGAATTTCTTATTGGCCTTGCAATCGTTTTCGGGGTTCTGCTGACCGTAGCAACCTATTCGTGGGCCGCTTCCCTGTTTGCGGTTGATGGAGCATTGGAACCACTGGCTGGAACGCTGTTTGCAATCGAAGCCCCGATCTGGTTAATAGTTGCGGCCATCGCTGCCGTTATCTTGATTGGCTATGAGCTCTATAAGCACTGGGGAGCCGTCTGGGGTTTTATCAAGCAAATTGCCGTTGATGCTTGGCAGTTCATTGACAATAATGTTGTTCACCCGATCGCCAGCGCATTCACAACCGCGTTTGATGCCGTCAAGGGAGTGTTCACCGACGTCATTAATTGGATCAAACAGAACTGGGGGTTGATTCTTGGAATCATCACCGGCCCCATTGGCTTGGCGATCTACTTCATCGCCAGCGATTGGAACGGCATCGTTGGTTTCTTTCAGGGACTCATAAAAACCATCGGCGGCATCTTCGGATCAATCGGCGACACCATCACAAACGCTTTCAAAAATGCCATCAACGATGCCATCAGAGCAGTTAATGTTTTGATTCGAGGTTTTGACAGCATTTCTGGCTGGGTGAGCGGACCTCATATCGACACAATCCCCGAATTCAGGGCGATGGGCGGCCCAGTGTCTGCCTTCAATCCCTACATCGTCGGCGAAAAGGGACCCGAACTCTTTGTCCCGAGTACGTCGGGCTCAATCATTCCAAATGGAGGCGGCGGTGCCGGTTCCACCATCAACGTGTATGCCTCGACCAACGCCAATCCGTCGGATATTGCGACAGAGGTTGGCTGGGCGCTGCGCACCATGGCTTCTTAAGGCGGATTAATGGCTTTTCCAACGACCGTTGCGCCGTCATTGAGTAATTATCAAATCTCCTACAACGGTCTCACGATGGGACCTGGTACGAGCTACGGAATCCAGCAGCTCTCAGGGCTTGACCTTCCGGCGCTGTCGTCAGGCGACGCTCAGCGACCTCGAGATCACGGTCAGTTCCTGGGCTACAACTTCTATCAAGGCCGGGACATCACCATCACAGGTGACATCAACGCCGACGCCACGAGTTTTACTCACGCTATTCAGACTTTGGCCACTGCTACGGTTGACCAAATCTCTAACGAATACCCGTTGTGGTTTCAATTTCCCAACCTGCCAGTTCTTGGCTCCATGGTTCGTCCCATCAAACGAGCAATTCCTGTTGACGTGAACTGGGTCGGTGGCTTGGCCTCAATGTCCATGCTCTTTCATGCTTCCGACCCTCGGCTCTACTCCACACCTCAAAGCGCCTCGGCGGGACTCGGAACGCCTGTGGGCGGATTGGCGTTCAACGTAACCTTCAACGCATCTTTTGGAGGTGGAACGGTTGCTGGTATCGCCACTTGTGTGAACTCGGGGAATATCGACACTCGACCCACCTTTACCATTACCGGGCCTTGCACCAACCCCACTATCTATAACGCCACTTCGGGCTACTCAATTACGTTGACCAACCCGAGCCAGACCGGCTACACGGTTCTTTCGGGCGACCAAGTTGTCATTGACACCGACCTCCACTCTGTCAACTACTACTCAGGCGGTATCGCTGCTGGAAACCCAACGGCACGAAGATTCTGGATAAAAGCCGGATCAACGTGGCCGAACGTCGTTAACGGAGTAAACGCCCTCGGGCCCGGAACCAACATCATCCAATTCACATCACAAGACTCAAGCGCAGTGGCAGGGACCCTTTCGGTCAACTGGTGCTCCGCTTATATGCTCTAGGAGGCATTCGCCATGGCAGCACAAACCCCGCCCTACGCACAGCAAAACGGCTCGCACACTGCGGCACTGTTTCGCCAAGCCTTCACCTCCCTCTTCGGCGCTACGCAGCCGGGCACCTTGGCATCCACGGCGGGTGGCGTAGTTAACACGACCGACTTAGCGGTCACAGCTCAAGCCAGCCCCAACATGACCGTCAACGTGGCTGGTGGATCGTCCTGGATTCCTCAGACCCAGGCGGCCAACGGTGGCCTCTACTTTGGCTTGAACGACGCCACGGTCGTGGTGGCAATCGCCGCATCCAGCGGCACGAATCCACGAGTTGACCTCATCTGTGCCACGGTCAACGACGCTGCCTACTCGGGCTCAACGAACAACTGGACGATCCAGGCCATAACCGGCACTCCAACGGCCGGTGCCACCCTGATTAACAAGAACGGGGCGGGAGCTCTTCCCGTCGCCTCAATTCCGCTGGCTTACGTCCTTGTGCCAGCATCTTCAACTTCAGTCACGACTGGAAACATTCAGGACGCTCGTACATTCATGGGGATGCCGAACGCCAACCGCTCCAACCCCGCCGGTCGCATGATTTCAACCACCCAAGCGACGCTGATTTCGACAACGGTTCAGATCACCGGGTTCGCATCGGTCTACGCCAAGGGCGGAGTCACGG